GTACAACCAAGCATCTTGTAGAAAAAACTATTTCAGAGGTGCTCAAAAAATAGCACAAAAAATGGAAGAGCAAAAAAAGTATAAAAAAAGCATGAAAAATTGCTTTAGGGATTTGGAAAAGAAAATGAAAATTTACAAAGACAAAGTTTCCCGTGTAAGGTACGCAATTGAAAAAATGAACATAGTTCAAAGAAAAGAAATTTGCAAGGCCGCCGAAATAAAGATGCATGACTTAAAAAACATATTCCACAGAGAGCGTGATCTATATGCTGAGTATTGTGTTCGTAGAAAAGTTATCACAGACATGGCTACAGATAACATTTATAGAATAGTTAGTGACGACAATCACCCAAAAAATTATGATGCAAGTAAGTGGGTGGCTCAAAACTTTAAAACTGAGCTTGATGACATGCTTGAGTCACGTGATGAAGAGTCAATGGGGCTTAATGTTAATCCTGATGAAAATGGTGGCATAACAATAAAGTTCGGAAACAAAAAAGAAAAAGGAGATGAGTAGGGAATTAATTTTGAACCCAGCCTTTGAGCCTTTATTTAGTGACACCTTAAACGACCCTAGATACTACCAAGTATATGGAGGAAGGGGTTCTGGAAAATCTTTTACGGTATCTATTGCGCTGGTTCAAAAAACCTATTCAAAATTTAAGCATAAAATACTTTACTTAAGGCAAACAATGTCTTCAAGTGAGGATTCAACAATAGCTGATATAAGAAGCGCTATTGAATTTATGGGAGTTGAAGCTGATTTCAAATATAAGGCTGGCTTATTTACAAATAAAAAAACAGGTGCAACAATAACCTTCAAGGGGATTCGTTCAACTGGTAGCCAATCTGCAAAGCTTAAATCTTTGTCAGGTATAACTACACTAGTTTTCGAAGAGGCTGAAGAAATTGAAAGTTTTGAGGAGTTCTCAAAGGTAGATGAAAGCATACGTTTAAAGGGAAAACCACTAAAAGTAATTTTAGTATATAACCCAACACAGGCAGACTCATCTTGGATTCACAAAGAATGGTTTAAAAGAGGCGTTCCAAAAATAGAGAGGTCACATGATACTGTTTATATGCATTCAACCTATCTTGATAACGTTGAAAACCTTGACGCTGGAACAGTTAGAAGGTACATGGATTTAGAAAAAACTAGTCCAATATATTACAGAAACACAATTTTAGCTGAATGGACACTTGAAGCAGTTGGAAGGGTGTATGAAGGTTGGGGAAGGTACGAATTTTTCGAGGACGTCGGTGACGTTTGGTATGGCCTTGACTTTGCATACGGTGGAAAAGATCACACTTCATGCGTAAAAATAAACTACTTTGAAGGCGTTTATTATGTAGAGCAAGTTTTTTCCAAGCCAGATTTAACAGCAACCACAATAAGAAGAGAGTTGATAAATGCGGGAGTCCCGTTCAATGCTGAAATATTTGCAGATTACGCAATGCCGATTTTCATAAGAGAGTTGGTTGCAAAAGGTTATAGGAATGTTAAAAAATGCTCAGCAAAAAGTAAAGTGACCGAGGCTGTTAAATTGATACAAGATAAAGAGATTTGTATAATTGGCCCAGAGGACACTGAATTGTATTATGGATATTTAACTTGGGCCTTTAAGGGTGGTAAATTACCACACGAGCCAGATCCACTAGCAGCTCTAAGGTATGGAATCAACAGTAAAGTGCCGAGCGAAAACCCTCAGGGAATAGCTCCAAGAAGAGCCAAGAGAACAAGGGGATTTTTGTAAAATTATTTTTTAACTCAATTAAAAACAAAAAACTAACCATGAGCATTTAGCTCTATTAAATAGAATTAAAAAATAATAAAAAAAATGGCAATAGAAAGAATACATGAAATTAAGCACTATGGGGGGAGGGACGCTGAAAAGCCAGCTAAGCTCCCTTATGGTGACACGTATCTTGCTAATGATACAAAAAAATTATATAAGTATGGCATTGATAATTTGCCAGTGGATATTTCAGCAGCAGACTCTGAAAACGTATTGCAACAATCCTCTTCAGGATATTCCTCAACGGGAGCATTTGCAGGAAAGCCAACTTCAAACAATTTTGTTTGGCAAAATGGAAATGGAATAAGCTACACTCAAGCCGATGTTGACAATGGTATTTTCAAGGTGTTTTCATTAGATGAGGCAGTTCATTTAGCCGTAGACAATCCCTATTGGACAAACCCAACACCAACTGGAAACACTGGGATAGGTTTGTTTGAAGGTGAGCACCTACCCTCAGGAGTTAGAACTCTATTGGAATATAATTATAATTTTGACGCAAACTACCCAACATCAACTGGAACAGGTTTTGAGGGGAGTGTTGGCAGAATAAAATTAAATGATTTGCAGTATGGGGATCAATTGAGAGTCAGGTTTGATTATAACGTAATTCCACAAATAGCTAACACAACAGTTGAGCCAGCTTTGTGGTATTCAAACAGAGATAGTGGTGACAATATTACCTTTACCTTTCCACTAACAACACAGCCTTCTTTTTATGGAAGTGGGACAGTGGGAAATACTTATTTGAATAGGAGTGAAATTTCAGCTTGGGTAGTGAGCGATGAGGATTTAAACGCTTTAACGCTGCCAGCCATAAAGTCTGACAACCCCGTTATAATACAACCACTTTCAATGTTAATAACAATAATAAGATAAACAAATGGCTATAAGAATTAAAAGAAACGAGGCTGGAAATTGCATTGAATTTCAAGGGAGTTCAAATCCAGTATATTGGAACGCTTGTTTAAGTGGAGAGGTTGATTCAAGCGACACAACAAAAGTTAACGTCATAAACGACATTAAAACAGCACAATCAGGAACAACTCAATATGAGTTTTTCAGAATACCTTTTTCAGATTTTGCTGATGAGGATGGAGCTTCTTTTGCAAGTGCCCAAGAGGTTGCTGATTATGTTACTTTAAAGGGTAATGTATCAGCTCCTGAGGATATAAACGTAGGATATAAGGGTGTATTTGATGCATCTACAAACCTAGACCCAACAGATGCTTCTCCTGTAAATGGGGATTGGTACTATATAGGTACTGAAGGAACTATTGGTGGAGTATTGTATAAAGTTAACGACATTATTAAATATAGTGAAACGTCAACTTCATGGGAAAAAAATTGAGAATAAGAATGCAACAGTTACTGAATTGCAAAACTCTGCACTAGATCAATACAATATTCATGTAGATGCAGATTATACTGGAACAATAAGAAACGGAACAGCATTACACCCATACAATGATTTACTAACTGCAATTAACGCATCAAGTGCAAATGACTCTATTTTAGTAAAAGGGATTAATATAATCACTAGTGAAATAGTTTTACCACATTCATTGAGTTTTTATGGTGCTAATGGTGCAGAAATTAAGTTTGCAAATTATGATGCAACTAATGGAGACATATTTTCTTTTGAAGGCGATATGACTCAAAAGTTTGTTTTCAAAGATATTACTTTTAAAAATGCTGGTGGGTATGGCTTATTGATTAAAAAAACTGATACAGTTGAAATAAGAAGTTGTAAGTTTTACAACAATGGTTGGAATGGAACAGGGCTTCATACAGTGCTAGACAGCGCTACTTCTGGGGTGTTAGGATATGATTCAACCAATACAGAATTACAGTCCTTCTATGCCTCTGCAAATGCCTCAAATGGTGGTGCAGTTAGACTTCAAGAGTGTACTAAACCATTGATAAGAGAGTCAAGAGCTGAGAATAACTTAAGAGGGTTTAGAGTGCAGGATTGTGGGATCAATGGTGGTGGATTTGTTATTGAAAATCAATCTTTAAATAATATTGAAAGTGGAATTTACTTAGCAGCTGGTTCTTTAGGTGGCTGTCAAAATATTACAGTAACAATTAACTACAGTTC